CTAAAGCAACTACTATTTTTGAAGCTGCCGTTCTTGCTCGTGCAGAAGAAGTTATTGCTGAAGCTGAAGCTGAATTAGTAGAACAGTTTGAAGCTGCCATTGAAGAAGTTAAAGAAGATTTGGCTGTTAAGGTTGATGACTATCTCAACTACATGGTTGAAGAATGGGTCAAAGACAACGAAATCGCAATCGAAAAAGGCCTCCGTGCCGAAATCGTTGAAGATTTTATTACAGGATTAAAAGGTTTGTTTGAAGAGCATTACATTGACATTCCTACCGACAAGGTAGATGTTGTTGAAGAACTCACTTCTAAAGTTGAAGAACTTGAAGAAGCTTACAACGAACAAATCAAATCTGCCATTGAGATGAAGAAAGAACTCAATGAGCACAAAAAGTTTGAGGCTATTTACGCAGCTTGTGAAGGCCTTACGCAGACTCAAGTAGAAAAGCTGAAATCACTTGCAGAAGGTGTAGAGTTCACTACTGATGAAGAATTTGGTACTAAACTATCAACATTGAAAGAATCATATTTCAAGTCTGATGTTAAAGTTGCTGATTCATCTGCTTTAGACGAAGTATTGGTAGAAGAAGAAAAGAAAGAGAAAATTATCTCTGATGATCCATCTATCAATATCTATGCAAAAACCATTTCACAAACCATGGTTAAGTAATTAACCTAACAATACATATAAAAAGGAATAAAAAATGTATTTGACAGAAGAACTACAAAAGAAATGGCAGCCTGTTCTTGAGCATCCAGAACTCGAAGCCATCAAAGACCCATACAAGAAAGCTGTAACAGCTCTTGTTTTGGAAAACCAACAACAAGCAATGCGTCAAGACCGTCTTGCTTTGAACGAAATCGCCGAACCAGGTCCTACAAACGTAACTGGTGGTGTTCAAAACTTTGACCCAATCTTGATTTCTTTGGTTCGCCGTGCATTACCAAATCTTATCGCTTATGACGTTGCTGGCGTTCAGCCAATGACTGGTCCTACCGGTTTGATTTTTGCAATGCGTGCTAAGTATGTTAACCAAACTGGTGACGAGGCATTCTTCAACGAAGCGAACACAATGTTCTCTGGTGTTGGTTCTGCTAACAACCCATACGGTTTCCGTGGTACAACTGCAACTGACACAGGTACAAATCCTATTGTTTCTGCAACTTTGGCCGCTAACACCTACACAACTGGTATTGGAATGCCAACAGCTACTGCTGAATACCTTGGTTCTGACGGTAACACAGCATTTGCACAGATGGCCTTCTCTATTGAGAAAGTTACTGTAACTGCTCAAAGCCGTGCATTAAAGGCCGAGTATTCACTAGAACTTGCACAAGACTTGAAAGCAATTCATGGTCTTGACGCTGAAACAGAATTGTCAAACATTCTGTCTACAGAAGTTCTCGCTGAAATCAACCGTGAAGTTATCCGTACCATCTATACTGTTGCCGTTCCAGGTGCTCAGTATGGTACAACAACAGCAGGTTTCTTTGACTTAGATACAGACTCAAACGGCCGTTGGTCAGTTGAGCGTTTCAAAGGTCTAATTTTCCAAATCGAGCGTGATGCTAACGTAATTGCTAAGCAGACTCGCCGTGGAAAAGGTAACGTGTTAATTGTTTCTTCTGACGTTGCTTCTGCTATGGCAATGGCTGGTGTATTGCAATATACTCCTGCTCTCCAAGCTGACTTGCAAGTAGATGACACAGGCAACACATTTGCTGGTTTGTTACACGGTCGTATCAAGGTTTACATTGACCCATACTTCGGTGGATACACATCTAACCAAGAACTCGTAACTATCGGTTACAAAGGTTCTTCACCATACGATGCTGGTTTGTTCTATTGCCCATACGTTCCATTGCAAATGGTTCGTGCTGTAGACCAGTATACATTCCAACCAAAGATTGGTTTCAAGACTCGTTACGGAATGGTATCAAACCCATTCGCAGAAGGTCTAGGCGCTGGTTTGGGTGGTTTGAATGCTCGTACCAACAAATACTATCGTATTTTCGGTGTCAAGAACTTGATGTAATAAAAAAAGTCATCGCAAGAATGACATTTCAAGAGACCTCTTCGGAGGTCTCTTTTTTTTGGACCTAAATACCTGTATATCTTATTAGAGAAATACTATGTCCGTATTAACTAGAACTCCTCAAAACACCAATCTACTTCAACCTACAAAGTACCTTTTAACCTTTGATAGGATAGGTGCTGCCACTTACTTCTGCCAGTCTGTAAACATACCAGGGGTAAGTGTAGGACAGGCCCCAATCAACTTTCCAAGTCTGACTGTATACTCGCCTGGTAACCAAATAACCTACAACAATTTAAATGTCAATTTTCTGGTGGATGAAGCGGTAATATCATGGCAAAATCTACATGATTGGTTCCGTTCTTTTGCATCACCGGATGGTACCGATGAACGCAATCTCAAAACGGCACTACAAAATGAGTATAGTAGACAAGACAAAAAACAATACTCTGATGCCACTCTAACGGTACTGAACAATCTAAACAATCCTGTAATTCGTGTTCAGTTCACCAATGTATTTCCGGTCTCTTTGTCGGATATCAACTTTGATACAAGAATGTCAGCGGATGATATTATTACTGCCGATGCCACATTTGTATATGATGAGTTTAAATTTATACCAGTTTAATTAGCACAAAGTCTTGCCATTTAACACCGAGTGTGTTAATATAGGAAATTGGTGTTAAACTATTGAAAATATTATGGAAAATCTAGAACAAGTATTAAAGTATTGGGAAAAAGATGCAGAAATGGACCAGACAGAACCTGGTAAAGAACTTCTGCGTATACCTACTCTACACAATAAGTATCTCTCCATTTTAACAAAACACAAAATTGCTGCCAAGAAGGCACACTTTGATTATCTACGCCTGCGTAAGATTAAGATTGATTACTACAATGGCAGATTAGACCAAGAAGAATTAGAATCTCGTGGTTGGAAACCATTTCAGTTTGTATTAAAGTCCGACATTAATGCCTACTTAGAAGGCGATGATGATTTAATTAAGATGTTGGAAAAGAAAGTATACCATGAAGAATGTGTTTCGGTTTTAGAATCGGTGATGAATGAATTGAAACAAAGAACTTGGCAACTAAGAGATTTTATTTCATGGGAAAAATTTATAGGAGGTCAATAATGTCTTTTCTAGTTGCCAATATACCACCCATTAAATGTTTTGTTCGTAAAGAGTTCCTCTACAACCACGAAAAAGGTCATGGTGAATTGGAACCTTGCGTATGGATTACTGCCAAGGCCATCAAAGGTCAGGCGTTTCGTATTGAATGTATGTTAACCGATTATGGTGCATTGTTTGATAAATTACCAATCTCTGCATATGTTTGGAAACCTGTAGAAGAATATCTGCCGTTAGATAACTTACAAATATGGGATTGTCTATCGTATGACATGGCGGTAATTGAAAAATCAAATCTACGAGGCCTTAAAGTAAAATACTTTGGTAAAGACCGAGTGTTTCATTTTGGTAAATACCTTTTTACAATTGATTTTGCGGCACCAGATTTTAATCGTATTGACACCAGTTTTTCCGAAGGTGTGCAAGAACATAAGTCATATAATTTTATTCAGTTAGACAATGGACAATTCGCCTGTCAACCAAACAATCGTTGCTTGTGGTATGATGTATCATTGGTGCCGCCTGTAGTTAAAACTCCCGACTTTAAAATACCAACAGAGGTATATTCAGTAGAAAATATATCCAAGTGGAGTGTTGGTACCCCAGATTCGTGGTTCTATAAATTTGATGAAAAAGAATGAGTGATATAACCATAATAAAAAAGGATGAAGTATTTGCCAAGATAACTTGTGAAAAACACGTCTCAAAAGAGTTATCTGAATTCTTTACCTTTTTTGTTCCTGGTTATCAATTTGTTCCTGCATACCGCAATCGAGTTTGGGATGGAAAAATTCGATTATATAATTTACAAACAAGCCAAGTGTATCTTGGTTTATTACCATACATTGAAGAATTTTGTAAAGAAAGAAACTACAAATTTGATTATGGTGATCCAAGGCCAGATATCGAAGATGAGTGTTCAGTCTATCATGCCAAAAAGTTTATTGATTCATTAAACATTCATTCTCGTGGTGAACGAATTGAAATACGAGAACATCAATTGGATGCCTATATTCATGCCATGCAAAAACGCCGAGCGTTATTGGTTTCACCAACGGCATCTGGCAAATCTCTTATCATCTATCTAATCTTTCGGCAGTTATTGGAGTTTCAAAATTTAAAAGGCCTTGTAATTGTTCCCACCACATCATTAGTTGAACAACTGTATTCAGACTTTGGTGACTATAATGATGGTGAAATGACCAATATTCACCGCATCTATCAAGGCAAAGAAAAAGATACTGATAAACCACTTACCATTTCTACATGGCAATCTCTGTATAAACTTCCAAAAGAATACTTTCATCAATTTGATTATATCATTGGTGATGAGGCACACCTATTCAAAGCTCAGTCTTTGACCACAATACTTACTTCCTGTATAAATGCTAAATATAGAATAGGTCTTACAGGTACATTAGATGGCACTAAAACACATAAATTGGTATTGGAAGGTTTATTTGGTGCAGTCAAAAAGGTAATTACCACAAGAGAACTAATTGATAAACAACAAGTTTCAGATTTTGAAATTAAATGTTTAGTTTTAAAACATGACGATGAAGATTGTTTACAGATAAAAGATAAAACTTATCAAGAAGAAATACAGTATCTAATTGCAAACGAAAATAGAAATAAATTCATTAAAAATCTTGCAGTTAGCTTAGGCAATAATACATTAATATTATATCAAATGGTTGACAAACATGGTCAAATCCTGTATGATATGATTAGAAACACCAAAAATATTGGTGATAGAAAAGTATTCTTTATCCACGGTGGTGTAGATGCCAATGATAGAGAAGAAGTTAGACGAATTATGGAGATAGAACAA